CCAAGAGACTGTATTATTTACCCAGGCTGCTAGATCAACTGCATGACCTGTTAGATGCCTGCTGTTGCTAGTTGTTGTCTTTTTTTCTTTTAAGAGTTGAGCTTGCCTTTCTTTAGATCGAAGTCCTTCTGTGACTGTAAAATCGCATTCAGTTAATTCAATTGCTCTCTTGGCCACTTTTATTAGATCAGGATGAACACCTTTTAAATTAGACAAGCTCTTTTTACCGAGCTTGAATCCCATAATTATTCTTGTTCTTTATCGAGTTTTATATCTTTGATGTTCTTTTTGAGATGTCGCTTTAAATATTTGATGACGAGTTCAGATCCTAGTGTACCTAGAACGGCTGCTGCACCCACTACTGCAATAGTAGGTACAGATGCCCAAATCAGAATTGATCCTGCCATAAGAGATGTAAAGCCGTTTAATACAGCCTTAGCACCTATGACTTTCATAGAATCTTGATCTGAAGTTGCAATAGATTTTGCTAGATAGATTGTGAACCCAATACCAAATAAGAAAGCAGATAAATAAATATCGCCTGTTTTCATTTATAGTTCTTCTGCTTGTTTTTATTTTGTTATTGCTCTTTTTTGAAAGTGAAACTTTACCAATCTCCGCCTATGTTGTAGCCAACTTCCGTATTAGCTCCACATCGAACTAATGAACCGACTCTCATTACTCTACGTCCACCTGTTACAGGTATTTCTCCTGGATTGGCTCTGTTATTAGAGAAGTTATTTGTAGTGATAAGGTTATAGTCAGCTACCATGAACTTAGACACGTTGACCTCCCCTTCAGTTAAAGATCCATCTAACGGAAGTGGACTGTAGCCTTCCATGCTATAAGTAAAAGTAAAGTCATCTATTACAGACTGAACTTCAAAATATCCTCTGAAGAGTCCTGTTCCACTTCCTTGAATATGAATAGCATCCCATCGCTTCAAGTTATGTGGTGTAACGCCATCACGGACAGTAGCGGTAACAATCAGTCCTTGTTTTACCAGATTGACTTTCAGTTCACCAATATCACCAGGCAATTCACTGATACCCCATTGCTGTGTTTGTTCTGTATGCATTAAAGACATAGCTGCTACTGTATTCGGATTTAATACTGCGTCTAGATTCAATTGGATACGGTCAGAATAAGTAATGTCTTGGCAAGTGTTGCCTTCGATAATGCAGTATCTTGCCCCATTAAGCGCAATTCCTGAATAACCATCACCTAATACACCACCTGTATAGCTAATACCGTTACTCTCGATTGTATTGTTAGAAATGATATGACTGTTTCCATAGACAGCTATACCATCTCTACCGTTATATAGAGCTGTATTGCCCTGTATCAGTGAGCCTGCATTGTAGATCTTAAAGTCACCTTGTACATAAGCATCTAAAATGCCTATACCTGATCCATTGTTATAGATTGTTGTATTGTTGATTACCTTGTTTCTGCCGTTATTCGTTCCTACATTAGAGTCGAATTGAATACCGTGAATCTGTGAACCTGCATTAGCAAAGTAGCCACATTTTACGATGATGTTTTCAGATACAGTCATATCTCTGCCACGATGAATCCATATACCGTTGAATCCTGCTTCATAAACACGGTTTTGAGACACAATACATTGATTACATCCTGCTATACGGATTGCTTGGTATCCTGAGCTGTAGTCGTATGTTTCTTTACTGATTACATTGTTAGAAAAGTTACAGTGCCAACTATCAATACCTAGAATTGCGTAGAAGCCTGAATCTACAAAAATATTGTTGGTTACTGAGATACCATAAGAAGTATCTACCATTGGACCACCGCCATCATTTAAAGGATCTGATGTAGGCAAGCCACAAAGTTTAGTTTGGTTTTCTGTCCAAATACCGTTGCGGCAGAACACCATATACGAGCATTCATAGAAGGTATTTTCAAAATAACAGCCTGAAACCCTGAATTGACTTACTCCACAGAAAGTTACCCCTTCTCCTGACTCATTAATCCAGTTTGAATCAAAAGCTAGATTTCTAACTTCTATGTTTCTATTTACTATATGTCTTGGCAGTCCAGGCGCATTACTGTTGATTACAATATGTGTAGTGGCATAAGGTCCACGCCCATCACTCACTAATGGATCATGTACTGTATTGTTCAATTTAATAATGGACTTGTGACCTGAACCCACTAAAGAACAATTATCAGAAATATGCAGACATCCATAGTTAGCTCTATTTGAACTAACTGTTCTCCACATATATAGGTTTAATTGTGGTTTAACGAGATAAATACCGTCAGGTACAAATACAGTACCGCCACCTAATGAAGCTACATAATCTAAAGCTGCTTGTATGGCAGCAGTATCATCTGTAATCCCATCACCTTTTGCTCCAAATTGTTGAGGTGTCACAGTTAATCCATTAATTTGTTGTTGAGTTAAACCACTGGCATCTCTTACTGCCTTAGCAGGTACGCCATACTTTGTTAATAATCCATCAAAAGCATCAAGATTTACGTCAGTAAACTTTTGAATATTTAGCTCTTGTAGGCTATGCCAAACTCTATCTAGTTCAGCATTAAGAGATTCAGGTCTAAGCTTATTAGAGAACGTATCATAATTAGCTGAACGCTCAAGAGGAGTTCTACGTTCTATTTCTATAACTGCATCTTTAGCAGGCATAGAATAAAAGGTAATTGTATTGTCTATTTTCTTATAGCTGTATGCTGAAAGGCTTTGTAAGACATCATTAATCTTGACTATAAAATTATTTTTATCATTTATATAGAAAGGTATCGTATAAGTTTTAGTTGAGCCGTTAGCTGTATAGCTAATATAAGGAACTACATTTTCAACTGTCATTGTTAGTTATTAATCCTAATAGGTTTTTATTTTTATTGTTAGCTCTATTAATAGAGCTATATTAGAAGTCTAGCTTCATTTCCGTGTACTGATTAGCTGCTTGCCAGTTATTGTTGTTGTCGTATGTTGGGTAATGGTTATGTGTGCCGATACGAATAGGCTCAGAACTAATTGCACCCGCTAATGAATCTATATAGTCATCTTCATTATTTGTGATAGATGGATCATACAATCTCATTTGTTTGACTTGAGGGCTGTCCTGCCCATTCAGTTTTAAAACAGATTGGTGAGCGTATAGGAAGCCTGATAGTAAGGGAGCTTCTACAGCTTCTAATATTCTTTTGTTCTTATTCTGGTTTTCGTGTCGTTCAATCACACCACAATATAAGTTACGTTTTTTGAGTACGGATCTTAGAATTGTTCCAAAGTAGCCCCCGATACCATTTGATTCAACGATAAGATTAGGCAACTTAAACTCTTCTACTAGATCTGCAACTTGCCAAGCTTGACCACCTGTAAATTGTCCGTTGTCATCTGTTATAGCTACATCACCTTTTAAAGCCACTGATCTATGCCAATATAAACGACCTTGTTCATCTTGTAAGACTAGAGCTGCTGCTGATACGTCTGATTTAGTTTTTCCTGAGCTTGGATCAATTTTTAGAGTAGCTGAAACAATTCTCTTGTCTCCTAGAAGCATTTGAATGTGACCATTTGCTTTATGCCAAGTTACTTCATGTTGATATGGGATAAGCCTTTCAGGATCTAATCGAATCTCATTGATAGCTTTGTTGTGCATCTGATATTGAGAATCCCATTCTCCTAGTGTTCCGCACTCTTTACGTCTTTGCTCCATAACTTCAGGAGTAAAGCGATCTGTCCATAATGCTTCTGAATAGCAGTCAATTAGCCCATGTTGTTCTTGGAATTGGATTAGATAATCTGTATCTGTTTTTGTGATCTTGTAGTCATCAAAGTCTTTTAAAAGTTTGGCTTGTGGACCAATACCACTAAAAATGTAAGTTGGTTTAAAGGTTGTTCTTATCTCTTTTTGACCTGAAGTGAATCGAGCTTCTTTCTCAAACATCTTCAAGACTAAATGATTAGCTCCTGCTTCTATCAGATTGGCATATAAAGAGTCTGCTGCATGTGGAGTACCTACAAAGAGTCTTTGTCCACCAGGTATTAAAATATGGATCTGTTCACTCAATCTATAGCGTAGCTTTTCTCTTGCTTCAGGAGATCCAGTTGTATCAGGTACTTCAGTATCATCGTTACAGATATATGTTGCCCTTGCCCCTGTTACGTTGGAAAGGATACCTCTAGCATGGACTGAACCATGTTTAACGTCTGAACTACCTTTAACCCACCACTTCTTAATTTCGCCACGTTCTTTCTGTACATTCCAGGCTAAAGGATTTTGTTCAAGCATCTGAACGACTGCTCGACTTGTTTTATTGCTGTCTGCATCTGTAGCTGATTGAGCAAGGATCAGTTCTTCAGGATTCTTATAGAGTCGGTATGCGTTGTATATTTCGAGTAAGGTACTTTTGCCATGTCCTCTAGGCATCATTAAGACACCTAAAGGACCAAAGTTGTCTAAAAACTCGCACACATCTAAATGGAAGTCTGGTACTGTCCATCGTTGTGTATGAGCAAATACAAGATAAAATTCAGCAAAAGTAGCTTTGTGTTTAAGCTTCTTTGCCATCCTGTTTAGTCTTGCCTTTACGTTTAGTCAGTTCTTTTTTGACTGATAGAAGTAGCTTCTCAGCTTCAGCTTCTTTTTGTTTTTCTTCGTCTTCTGTTGTTGTTATTGCTTGTGTCTTGTTACGTGCTTCGATTAGCTGTTCGATACGTGCTGCAATAGCTAATGTTTGGTTAGCAGACTTGTAGAGCCAAAAAGCATCCCCTCTACCAACCTTCGTTTCTTTGTCACAGTTATTAGCACGTTCAACAAGATCAACTGTATCTAGTATTGCTATATCTTGGATACGGACTAGCTCGCTCTTATATTCTTCAATTTTACTCATTATTATTAGTTCTATTAATAGCTCTATTATTATTGTTATTTAAAAGGCTAGAATGACCTAGCCTATATTTTATTTTTTAAATTGGAAGATTCATTAGCTTATTGTTTTCACAAGCTTCTTCTTTAGACGAAGACTCATAATCTAAAAGGAATTTATTAGCTATACCACCTGATCCACCACTCTCTGTCCATACTCCATATGTATCTTTTTTCCCAGAAGCTGTTAATAGATATGTCTCACTGAAATTTATAGCATCTAAATTATCCTTACACAATTTTTTGTATTTGATACCAACCTTACTCAGTGATTTAAAGGGAGAGAATTCACAATTTTCATGGGTTGAACCAAAACATCCACCTTCTTTATCTTCATTACCTAACATTACTACAGCAGGCTGAAAGCTTACAAAAGTGACGCCATGTCTTGGATTATCTCCATGCATAGTGGCTACCCAAGGCATTTCATTCAATGTTTTATATAAAAATGTACTGACGACACCATTAACATTGCCACGAAATACTCCTCTGCGAGTTGAGTAGGGCGTACCATCCCTATAAGTGCCTTCAACATAAGTTGGATCAATCCATACAAATGTCTTATCGTTTGCGTTAGTGTACCAATTAACTTTTTCATTCACTGAGGGCATAAATTTAAGAATGACCTTACCTAGTTCTTGGGAAGGGAGTTTATTCAAAGATCTTGGGTATACATCTATATTTGCTGCCAAAGTGAGACAAGGTAGAGTACTAGCCAATATTATTAAGATGCTTTTCATGATTCTTCTTTAATTAATTAATATTTTTGAATTATAAACTAGATTATTCTCTAATGTTGATGTCAGGAGCTTCTATAGAGGCATTATCTAAATCCCACCAGTAGCTCATGTTGTAGTTGCTTTCTTGTCTACGCTGTTTACGTTCTCTGTAGCCTTCATCGAATAGTTCCTGCATCTCTGCAATTACTAAACGGTCAAATACAAGTCTTGAATACCATAAATTTTGGAAAGGTATATTGTTCTTAACTGTATTAACAGCTTCAGCTCCATAGCTTGATTCTCGTTCTGAAAGATAAGCTTGACCTGCTCCTGATACCATTGTTCCTACACTTAGAACATCTTTCAGGGCAGCAGGAATAATAAAGTCCTTCACACTACGTTCTGTAGGATCGCTAGTAGCACTCAAAGCATCTGCCAAAAATGAAGCAGATCCACCTTTCACAATAGATTTTAAATAGAAGTCTACAGTTGTCGGATCATCTAAATCTTTACCTTGTGTTAGGTTTTGGATCTGTGCAACTAAAGCTCCCATAACAGTTGTATAGGCAAATAGTTTTGCAAAATATACAAACTTTTCTTGTGGTGTACCTTGAGCCATACCACGACTATATTGGCGAAAAATGACAGACAGCGGAAATTGTTTAAACTGCCAGAAGAAGCGAGTAAGTTCATTACCTACAGTTCCACGTTCACGACCTAAGCCCATGAAAGTAGTTTCTCTAGCTCCCACAGAAAGCACTGCCGAATCAGATTCTGTATAGATATAGTTCATATACTTGTTAGCTAACTGCTCTTTTAATCTGAAAGCTTGGTCAGCAAGTTCTTGAGCTGTATAGCCTGTTCTATCTACTTGGAAGGTATCTAGGAATAGATCATCTGAAGCATTGAATATATCTTTATTCGTGACTAGCTTTTCTCCTGTTGGAGCTTCAGTTCTTTGGATCTGTTGTAGTAGTGTCCAGTCTTCTTGTTTGATACCACCACCTTCTAGCATCTTCTTATCTTTAGGTCCTAACTGATCCCAATGTTTAGTTGAGTTCAGGTTTGATACGTGGTGCATTAAACCGACACCAAAAGCACGTTTAGCTGATGCTGTGATGTGGTTTAAGCCTGAAGCTCTGATAACGGCATTGGCTATCTTTCTAGTTTTAGTATTAGCAGAAGCAAGTTTAGTTGAAGCTGAAGCTAAATCGTCATCTCCAAACCTTACAAGGGCATTGGTCATTTCTCTGACACCTAAACCAATACTGATAGCAAACTCTCTATCTTCTTTATTTTTAAACTGCTTTATATGTTTGCCAAAGACTTTTGTATAAGCGATACCATGCATCTCTGAAGCTAACTTCATAGTCGCTTGATCTGAAAATGCAGTTATAAATGCACTACCCATTTTTGTTGCAACGGTCCAAGATCGAAGCATACCGCCTACTTGAGCTAAGTTGCTGTCAATTGGAAGAGCTTGTCCTGCTAATTCGTCATAGTGCTTATTTATAAGAGCTGCTTGTTTCTGAATCTTACGATGTTCTTTAACGTACTTTGGATCTTGCATCATCTTATTGAGCAAGTCATGTCCTAGCTGCTTCACAAGTTTCTCTGGGTTCGAGCCAAAGGTCTGCATCATACCTATTTCCGTACTCATTCTACGGATATGGTTAGAAAGCAAGTCATGGAAATTTACTTCACCAAACTGCTCTTGATACGCTACCCATGAATCAGCGTCTTTAAAATGGACTTCCCTATGATATTGATGTAGGTTTTGCATATTGAAGCCTACAGGTAGATCTGTTTCTGACTGTACGAGATGAGCCTGTACCGAAGCTTTGTTATGCCCTTCTGATGCAATGGTATTGTAGACAGCCTTTAATACTTCTTTGACTTCCGCATCATTCATTAACTTACCGTTCTCATGTCTGTATTTAGATCTATCTACCATTGGAAAAGTTGTATTGATCCATTCCTTCTCTCCTGCCGATATGACTTTGTAATGACTGTGAGATTGCGGAATACCATAGTTAGCAAGCTTCTTAATATCACCGCCATAGCGATTGTAATGTTGTCTGAGCTGTTCTAAAACGTTCTGTACTGACTTAGCGAGTCCTGCTATTTCAGCATCACCTGAAGGCTTTCCGAATATCTCTTTAACGAGCAATTTAACTTTATCTGCATCTATCAGATAGCCTAAGCCTTTTTGAGTTTTGCTAAATACATCTGCTAAAGCACCCATATAGCGTACTTCGATAGCTTGGATGTTGTGTTCAACTGATTGGATACCAGATTGGTCAGAATGCATGACAAGCTTTCTATTTAACGCTTCTAATGGGTTGAGCTTTGAATGAGAAGTCAGTTCTAGCTCTAAGGCTTCTCTAATTTCAAGATCATTGATTAGATTGGTTACTTCTTTGATGTGCTGATCTGTATAGTTCTTAACTGCTCTGTCAGCTATAGCTTCAGCACGTTCTTCATCTGACATACTTTTCCAGGCTTTAATATCTTCAGCAGGAAGTTCTTTACTTGCCTTGATAAAGGCTTGTTCTAACAAGTCAGCTTCTTTATCTGTCAGTTTACGTCCTAATACACTTTCTACGGCTGTTCTACATTCGTTCTTCATTCAATTCTCTTATTATTTTTATGCTGCTTTTAAAGCACATTTAGCTAATGTCGCCATTGATCTAGCAAGTAGCTGTATGTTGTCTTGTTCTTTTTGTAGCTTCTGTTGCCATTGTTGAGCTGTTAGATCTTCACCTGTTTTTTTAGATGAAATGACTAGGTCAGGATTAGCAATAAGCTTGTCTATTGTTTGTTGTCCTTTTGGAACTTGTGAGAGATAGCCGAATGCTCGACCTTCATCAAAGATACGATCTAAAGCTGTTTCTAGTTCTTTATTGCCTTTATGGTCTACTAAATCTGTCTTATTTGAACGTGCTACGTGAATAGAATTAGTTTTATGGCTAGCATCTATCGTTCTACGCACGTATGAGCCTCTATATTGAAGCTCTTGAACTAGGTTGCCTTCCTTATCTGTATAGGATCTGGTCAACTCTTTGTGGTATTTGTTATTTTCCCATCTTTGGCGTTCTCTCCATTCAGTCGCAATACTAGCGTCAGGTTTAAACTCATTATTGGCTGAATTGAGGAAGTCATCTTTAACTCTGACACCTTTAGCTGTATGAGGAATAGGAGTTGATTCGATTGTTTCTGTCAGTTCATCTAAGAACTTAGAGATATTGTCATCTACGACATGAACTGTTTTAGGTACGTCTATATCTGATTCAGGTACTAAGTTACCGTGTTCATCCAATACCATGCTTGGAAGGTCTAGCTGTTCTGTTGTCAGATCCCCTACTACTTCGTTCCATGCTCCTTTTTGTTGGAAAGCATTAAAGTCATGTGGACTGATGAACACATCATCTACGTGTGGAATGTCGTCTAAATCTAATCGGTCTATTGTTCCTTCATAGCTTGATTCAGGTTTAATAGGAGCTTGTTCTATACTTGATTCTGTTACAGATTCAAAAGCAGTTTTGTGTGTTGAGCCTGTACCGCCATAATGTTGAGTTGTAATGTCGTCTATCTTCTTCGTGAAGAAGTGCATTGCATTCCCTATCGTTGCATCTTTAGGGATACCGTTAATACGCATTAAATGGTCAGGATCTTTACTGAACTTACTGATAACAGCTCTAGCTGATTGTTCAGGATTAGCTTTAATTGCTTTGAATACAATCTCAGCTCCACCTCTACCAAGTAAATGAGGAATATAGATCTGTGAGCCTGTAAGGACCACGCCTGTCTTGTCTTCGATATACTTAATATTGGATTTAGTATGTTTGATACCAAGTTTGATCTGTGTATTTAGATCATGTCTATTTGCTGCTGTTCCACCTTCTAATGTCCAGGTACTATCAATAAACTGAAACACGCCTGTAGCTGTTGATTTAGGATTCTTAACTGTAGGACTAAATGTACCTCTACTTTCAAAATGAGCTAGGGCTACAATTGTTCTTGCATCTGCATCTGTAAAGCCATTATTCATAGCTTCATCATATACAGCCCTCTTTGTACCTGTAGCTGTGAAAGGTTTAATAGCTTCATCATTAGAGTTATGATTTTTATTAGCTGCTAGTCTTGAAGATATGCTGGATCTGATGTTGTTTGATAACTCTTCGAGTGTAGGCTGTGCTTTTCTCTGATTAGCTTGAATATACTTTTTAACGTCATCGAGTGTTTTAAGCTTGCCACCTGTAGCTTCAGATATATTGACCTTTTCTCCCTTCATTACTTGATCAATCGCTTGATTGATATTGTTTTGATGTTGAGCTAGATCATCTACTGTTTCTGCTACGTTTGGCATACTAGATACATCGGCATCTGCTTGTGCCTGTTCAACGGTTGCATTGAAATCTGCTTCAGCTTTATGGACTTCTGCTTCAGGTAAATCTGCATTCCCTTGAGCATTCATATAACGTCCTGCTGCATAGAAAGTTGTACCAATACCCAAGTTCATTAGAATAGCTGTAGGATCTGTAGCCATGTCTTTGTATTGTTGACCTTGCTTCTCATATCCCTTGCCTTCTAAATAAGCTCCTTCGGCATACGTTAAACCTTGCCCAACTGCTGTAGGTGCAACAACTAAAGCAGCATAGTCAGCAACTAGAGACTTTTTGAATACATTGGATACAGGTAAAAAGGCTAAAGCAGCGTTTGTAGCTCCATAAATATTAGATGCTACATCTGCTGTGTCTTGGTCTACGCCAAGTTGCTGAGTTAATTTTGTATGCTCTGTAGCTCTTGTACCAAGTCCAACTGTAGCAGCCATTCCATAAGGTCCTAATGGTGCGCCTACCGTACCTGCTGCTACAACTTCAGTAATACCAGAAGCTACTTGTCCTGCTTGACCTTGATTAAGCGGAGTAAAAGCTTCATTCACTTGTTGCATACGTTTATCTGCAACTTCATCACCTTCTACGAATCGGCTTGCAGCATTAGATACAGATAAAACACCTTTAGCTGTACCTGATACCGCACCTAGTCCGATGTCAGATAATGTTCCACGTTTGAACTTCTTAGGGTCTGTTAATTTCGTTTCATCAAAGGCTAAGTCTTGTTCTGTAAATTCTCCACTTAATAAGCCCATTTGTTTTCCTTGTTATTTCCAAATTCTCATAATGTACGGTTTTGCTGTTTTAGGATTCTTCATCACTTTGCCGTTAGGCTGTATGAACATGAACCATCCATTAGCATTAGGTACAGGTTGTACTACGTGTGTCTTTAATAGATTTTCTGAAGGGGGAAGATGACCTGTTTCTTTTCGATACTGAGTTCTAAAATGGTTTTGGATATGATCTTCAAAACTATCTTGAGTAAAGCCATACGGCATAAAGATGTGATTGGTATTCTTACCTAGCTTCTGTTTATACGTTCCACCTGTAGCTATATCGAATGCCTGTTTAGCCATTTCCTTGTTGATGATTGGATTACCCTTTTCATCACGTTTAATAATGTTCTCACCACGTTTAGCAAGTCCTAGATAAATAGAGTAAGCCAGGTTTTGATAAGCTCGATGCTCATTTGTACCAATAGCTGTAGCATTGCCAAACTCAGACTGAATAGCGTTATGAAATTCCTTCTCTACTCCTAATACTGAAGCCTGTCCTTGATTAAGTATCTGTTTGCCTTCTAAAGCTACTTCTGCTGCTCTGATATTTGTACCGTGTAACGTCACATCTAACTGATTGAGTTTTGCGATACCCATATAGTCATAAGCATTCTTTTCACCACCGATTAGGCTGAAGTATTCCTTTTGAGCATCTTTATTCTTTCCTGCCATTTTGGTTAGATCAGTCAGCATAGCTTTCTGCTGTCTAGGCGTTGCATCAAAATAACGATCTTTAAAAGCTGTACGTTCTGACTTGTTCCATTGGATCAGTGAACCTACACCACCATTTACTTTCTTTTGTTCAGCAAGTAGATCTGTCGTTACTTGAGCCTTTTTAAAATCTATATCGCCTGTTCCGATCTGTTCAGGAGTGACTGTATAAAGCTTATGTCCAGTTTGAGCTTGTACTGAAGCTACAGGATCATCATTTGCACGTTGTTTAGATGTAGCTGCAATACTTTTAAATACGTTTAACTTTTTCTGAAGTAGCGTTGCATCCTCTTGAGGACTGTTTTCTAGTTCTGTCGTCAGTCTTGCAATACTACGTTCCTGTTCAATTGGTGAAGCATCTCTGAACTTTTGAGCATCTTTATTTAATGCAATCGCTTCTCTTACTTCTGCTTCGTATTTCGTACCTTTAACTGCTTCTAATGTACTGTTTACAAGGCTTTCAGATAATGGATAACCTGTAAAAGCATCTGCAACAAAGTCTTTGGTTAGCTGTGCATATTCTTTATCTTGCTCTTTAGCTTTAACTTCTATACCTCTATTGATACGGCTAATAGCTGATTCAATATTTGCTTTATAAGCATCTCTAGTCTCTACCTTCATGTGAGGAAAGACTGTATCCACGTTTTTATGTAGCTTTTGTAAAGCTTCAATGTCTTGCTGTTCTTCTAGGCTGTTTATTACGCCTTTAGCATCTGATAGGTCTCTAC